ACCCCATGTCGAGCGTGGTGTTCCAGAAGCAGAAAAACGGCGACCTGTGGGCCATTGATGAAATCTGTCTGACCAACTCCAACACCCAGGAGCTTTGCGACGAGCTGGAGCGCCGCTACTGGCGTTACCTGGATCAGATCATCATCTACCCTGACCCGGCGGGTGCCTACCGCGGTCACCAGCGCGGCGAGTCCGACCTGGACATCTTCAGACAGCGCGGCTTCAAGAAGCAGAAATACCGCAGGAAGCACCCGCCGGTGGCAGACCGGGTCAACTCGGTCAACCGCATGCTGCGAGCCGCCGACGGCACCGTGAAGCTCTATGTTGACCCGCGCTGCAAAAAGTTCATCGAGGCCCTGGAGCAAACCCTGTATGTGCCAGGCGGCCGCGAAGTCGACAAGAAGGCCGGGGTCGAACACTCCGCGGACGCCGGTGGCTACTGCATCGAGTTCGAATACCCGGTTCGGAAGATCGAAATTCTCGGGGTTTCAATTTAACTTGTAACTCAGTCACCATTGACATACATTTCAAGGATGAAAACATTCTTTGTCTACACGCTTTTGCGCTCCGACATCCCGAGTCAGCCAATCTTTTATGTTGGAAAAGGGCAGGGCAATCGCCCAACGAGGCACTTTCATTCAAGAAGTAGAAAGCTGAGATGTATGAGGAACTTCGTGATTACCAAGGTTCTGAGTGAAGGCGGCAGCATTTCGTCGGAAATAGTTTTTACGACAACAAGTGAAGACGAGGCATTTGCCGAGGAAAGACGACTGATTGCGCTGTATGGAAGGGCAGATATAGGAACTGGATTCTTGACAAATCACACAGATGGTGGAGAAGGGACATCTGGGCACATGTGGAGTAAAGAGTCAAGGGAAAAACTGTCAATAGCGATAAGTGACTCATGGAAGAGAAGACGGCGTCGTGAGTTGACGCCTGAGATTATTGCCGAGAGAAAAAGACGGAAAAGTGAGTCAAACAAGGCCGCAAGAGAAAAGCGTCTTGGGCGTCCAAATTTCACAAGGCACATAAAACACAGCGAAGAGCAGAGGGAATACTGGAGAGAGGCACATAAAAGGTCTCGTAAAAAGCACTCATTGACAGTCAATACTGACTGACGCATAATCAAAACCTGCCTATAAGAAATCATGACAGACATACTCAAAGACCTCATCGAAAGCCGACACCCGGAATACGCCGAGCGCGTAGACCATTGGGAGTTCCTGGAAGACACCTATGAAGGCGGCCGGGAGTGGTTCAAGGACAACATTTACCAGTTTGTCAAAGAAGGCAAATCTGAATTCGAGTCGCGCCTGAAGCGGGCCTACCGCTTCAACCACACCAAGCAGGTCGTGGATCAGGTGGACAAATACCTCTTCAAGATGCCCATCGCACGCAAGGAGGGCGACGCCCCCGACGCGATTCAGCGGTTCTGGGAGCGTGCCACGCTGTCGGGCCTGGACATCGACAGCTTCTCCAAGCGGATCTCAAACTCCACCAGCCAGTTTGGCCGGGTCTACATTGTGGTGGACTCCACGGTGAATGCCGAAGACGTGAAAACCGTCAAGGATGAGAAGGATGCCGACGGCCAGATTTACGCCTACATCGTGCGTCCGCAGGACATGCTTGACATGTCCTACGACGAAATGAACCAGTTGAACTGGGCGCTGGTGCGCGAGTATTCCCGCGACGACGACGACCCCATGCTCTCCAGCAAGAAGATGCGCGAGCGCTACCGGCTGTGGACGCGCAGCGGCTGGACGCTCTTTGAGCTTCAGATCAAGCGCGGCAAAAAGTTCTATGTTCAGATTGACGAAGGTGAGCACGGTCTTGGCATTGTGCCGATCGTTCAAGCCGACCACGTGTTCTCGGAAGAGCCCTACGAGGCACCCGGCCTGATCGACGACATCGCCTACCTCGATCGCGCGGTGGCCAATTACCTGTCCAACCTGGACGCCATCATTCAGGATCAGACCTTCAGCCAGTTGGCCATGCCCGCCCAAGGCGTGCTGCCAGGCGAAGAGGGTTATGACAAGCTCGTTGAAATGAGCACCAAGCGGGTGTTCCTGTTCAACGGCGAGGCGGGCAGCGCCCCGTTCTACCTCAGTCCTGACCCCAAGCAGGCCGAACTGATCATCACCGCCATTGGCAAGATCATCAACGAGATTTACCACTCTGTCGGCTTGTCCGGCGAGCGCACCAAGGATGACAACGGCGGCGGGATTGATAACGCTTCAGGTGTGGCCAAAAGCTACGACTTTGAGCGCATCAATTCCCTGCTCACCTCTAAGGCACGCGCCCTGGAGATGACCGAGCGCAAGGTGATTGGCATGGTGGCCCTGTACGCCGGGATTGAAAAAGACGTTGACCCTGATGAGTTGGTCGAGTACCCCAAAGAATTCGACGTGCGCAGCGTTTACGACGAGTTTGAGATCGCCGCGCGCTTGAGCTTACTCAGCGCCCCTGACGAGGTACGGCGCGAGCAAATGCGCGCCCTGATCGAGAAGCTGTTCCCGGCCATGTCCGACGAGCTTGAAAAACGTCTTGAGACGGCCCTGAAGGCATGGCCTCCCAAGATGGAAGAGATCACCGCAGGGCTCGCTGCCCCGGGTGCAAAAGGTTCGGGTGCTGACCCCGTAAAGGCGGCCAACACCCAGCGTGTTGCCAAGGAATTGGCGACGTAACCGCGACTCAAGCGACTGAGCCGCACAACTTAAACAACGACCGAGAGACTGGTCACAAGGAAAGATAAATGCTACGCACTCAACGACTGATGAAACTTCACAAACTCCAAGACGCCGCTGGCGATGCGGGTTCTGACACTGGTGGAACGGGCACGGGAGGTGTTGACGAGGCGGCTGCAAAAGCTGCTGCTGCTGCTGCTGCTGCTGCTGCTGCTGCTGCCAAGGCCGAATCTGACGCCAAAGCTGCCGCCGACTTGGCTGCCGGGTTGACTGGTCAGGCTGGGAAACCATCTGACGCAGAAGCCGCGCTGCTCAAGGACGTGATGAAGCAAAAGGCCCGCGCCAAGGAGCTGGAGGCTCAACTCTCTCAAGTGACCGAGAAGCTGAAGCCGTTTGAAGGTCTTGACGCCACGCAAATCAAGTCAATGCTTGACGAGCAGGCTGAAGTTGAGCGTAAGCGCCTGGAAAAAGCGGGGGAGTATGACCGTCTGACGAAGCAGATGGCAGAACGCCACGCGGCAGAAAAGGTTGCACTGGAGCAAAAGAACGAGGCTGAAGCCCGCGAAAAAACTGCATTGCAAGGCCAGATTGCTGAACTGACGGTGGGCAACTCGTTTGCTGGCTCAAAGTTTGTGCAGGAAGACCTGACCCTGACGCCAACCAAGGCGCGTGTGATCTATGGATCGCACTTCGAATACAAGGACGGCAAGGTCGTCGGTTACGACAAGCCTGCAGGCGCGAGCGATCGCACCATGCTGGTGAACTCATCCGGTGATGCGCTGGGTTTCGAAGACGCGATGCGTCAGATTGTGGACGCTGACCCGGATCGTGACCACTTGATTCGCTCAAAGATGAAGAGTGGTGCGGCAAGTTCCACAACCACAAAAGGGGCCAAGCGGGCCGACGGCGAACAAAAAGCGCAACTCAGTAGCGTAGATCGTATCGCTGCGGGCCTAAAGGCTCTTGCAAATCAGAAGTAACAACAATAGAATCAGTCATCACTGACTGAGTGACTAAACCAAGGAGTATGTAAAATGCCATTGCTTCGTACCGAAGCCGAGAAACTGTCCGCCAACATGTTGGTACAGGGTCTCGTCGAAGAAATCATCACCGTCAACGAAATGTTTGACATTCTGCCTTTCGCTCAGGTGAACGGTAAGGCTTACCTGTACAAGCGCGAAAACGTGCTGCCCACTGTGACGTTCCTTGACCCGAACGACGCTGTGACTGAAGATGCCGCTACCTTCACGGAAGTGATGACCAAGCTGCGCATCTTGGCTGGCGACGTTGACGTGGACAAGTTCCTGAACGAAACCATGTCTGACACCGACAGCCAACTGGCAACCCAGTTGAGCCTGAAGGTCAAGGCAATGGCCCGTGCCTTCCAGAATGCCACCGTGAACGGTGACTCTGTGGCCGACGTGAAGAGCTTTGACGGCATGGCCAAGCTGTGCGTTGCTGGTCAAACCACCCCTATCGCAGCCAACGGCGGTGCCTTGACTTTGACGGCTCTCGATCAACTGATCGACAGCGTGCCAAACAAGCCCGACTTTCTGGTGATGCGTCGTGGCACCCGCCGCGCTTACGTCGCTCTGTTGCGCGCCGCCAACGGCAACAACGGTTCGATGTTCCAGCACCCCAACTTCAGCGTGCCGGTTCTCCAGCACAACGGTATCCCAATCCTGATGAACGATTGGCTGCCTCCCAATGAAGTGGTGGGCACCTCTGGCGCCGTTTGCTGCTCTGTGTACGCTGTGCGTGCCAACGAGATGGACGGTTTGCACGGTCTGTACGGTGGCGACTCTGCCGGTATCCGTGTCGAGAACATCGGCACCGTGCAGAACAAGGACGCTATCCGCACTCGCGTCAAGTGGTACTGCGGTCTCGCACTGAAGTCCACCAAGTCTCTGGCTCGCTTGACTGGTGTGACCAACGTCTAAGCCTTGAGCTAAGTCATGGGTGACTGATAAACGGGAGCTGCGGCTCCCGTTTGTCTATCAGGTTCATTTTTCTAAGGGAAACACATGAAGATCAAAATTGTTGAGTCGGGTTGGACAAACTACACCGGCTACCTCGGCCCCATTGAGTTCATCGACAGCGTGTCGGTGCAGGATGTTGGCCAGGCTGACGCCGCGTACCTGGCAGGCATTGTTTCGGTTGAAGAGGTCGGCACCGGCCGCAACCCATCGAGCGCCCAGTCCATTCTGGATCACAAGGACACCGAAGTGCCCGTTGAGAAGCCCGTTGAGCAAGCTCCGGCACCTGTCGTGCCGCTGCTCACGAAGGAAGAGCTCGAAGCCATTGCGGACAAGTCCGGCATCAAGGGCATTCGTGAAGTGGCCGAGCCGCTGGGCCTCAAGGGCAACTCCATTGCAGAACTGATCGAGCGCATTCTGGTCGTTCAAGGCGACGGCCGCGCATTGGCTAAAGACTAAAAGGGGCAGGGTATGCAGAATTTCAAACCGGGCACAGACGCGCCAGTCACCATTGCTCTCGCTGATGAGGCCGGTGCGATTCTTGTACCTACCGCCCTGCGCTGGCGAGTTCTGGATGAGGCCGACGCGGTTCTTCTGGACTGGGCAAACCTTGAGTTTATTCCCTACGACACGTCAGTCAGCGCCATTATTCCCGCCGCGCAAACCACCATCGAGTCCACTGTCACGCGCGGCATGCGCACGGTGGAGCTGGAGGTAACAACCGAAACAGGCACAGTCTTTTTGTCCGAAGTGGTCATGCTGCAGGGTGCCACTGCCCTGTTGTTTGGCATCAACACCTTCCAGACCTACACCCAAGCCTTGCTGCTCACCGAGGACATGATCGAAGAGCACGTGGCGGGCTGGGCTCCGGCATCCCGTGAGGTGCGCGAGAAGGCCATGATTGAGTCCTACAAGCGCATCATGCAACTGCCCATCGGCATGCACTTTGACGACCAGCAAAGCATGCTGCAGATCGACACCCAGTTTGTTCAGAACTACGGCCCGCTGATGCTGCGCTACATGACCCCTGCACAGATGTCCAACATCTACAAGCCCATGATGAAGGCACTGCAGTTGGCACAAGTCACTGAGGCCACCGAGATTCTCAACGGCGACCCGGTAACCCAGGCACGCAAGAGCGGCATCCTGTCACAAACCGTGGGTGAATCGAGTCAGTTTTTCCGCACCGCCAAGCCGCTGGAGCTGGCCGTCAGCCCCCGCACCATCAACATCCTGCAGCGTTGGGTGCGCTTCAACATGAAGATTGGGCGTGCTGGATGATCATCCCGACACTCACCGTCAGTCGCCAAGTCATGCTTGGCAACGATGTCTACGGCCAGCCTGTCATCGGGCCGGCCAAACCTGAGCGCTGCGCCCCGATCAAGCTCGTTTTCAAAAGCCAGCACACCACGGTGCGTAGCGACTCTGCCGCCTCCAAGGGGCACGCCTACGAAGAAGTGGACGATGTGGTGCTGTTGTTCCTACCCACCAGCAGCGTCAAGATCGGCGACCTGTTAACCATCTTGGGCAACAAGACCCGTGTCGATCAGGTACATCCTCGTTATCGCGTCACCGGGGTGCTTGACCACCTGGAAGTTCACTGCGTCGGCTGGAAGTAAGCGCCATGAGCATGGTGATCAAATTCAACGCCCGGCAGCTTGAGGCGAGCATTCACAACATTGCGGAGCGCGCAGCCAGAGATGCCTCTGCCTCGATGCGCAAGACTGCCGTTCGCATTCGTGACCTGGCCCGCTCCTATGCACCAATCGACACCGGATTGCTGGAGAAAAGCATTCAGTACGGCACCATCAAAGACCCGGCCACCAGGCGCAATGTTTTTGTGGTCTTTCTGGACGTGGACGCATCGCGTTACAGCGGCAGCGGCCAGTTGGGCGACTACGCCTGGATCATGGAAGAGGAACTGCACCCCTTCGGTCGCAAAAAGGGCAAGCTCTTTTACAACCTCGGCGAGAAGTCACGCACCAAGGCCGCCACCGGCCGCAAGGTCGGCGGGCGCTTCTTGTCCCGCGCAGTCAAGGAGGGCACCGCCCAGATGGTTGCCGAGGCGACCGCCAGCGTCAGTCGTGTGCTTCGCAACGGCCGCTGGATCAACATGAGATACGAACGCGACACTGGAGACGAAGAATGAACATGGAAGACATCGCCATCTACCTTGAAGAGCAGGGCAAGGGGGTACGCGGCAGCTCGATTTTCATCAACGAAATGCCCGACACCTGCGTCCGGGGCATTTTGCTGATGAACCGTCAAGGCGCTCGGATTGACCACGAACTGATCGGTTACTTCAACGCCGAGTTCATGGTCATCGTGCGCTCCAGCGAGTACAAAGACGGCTCTGACTTTGCCAGTGACATTCTCAAAACCATGACCACCTACATCGGATTTGAGACTCCCAACATGGACATCAAGCAGCTTCTGCCGCAAAACACACCGCGCGACTACCGGCGTCAGGTCAGTGGTTTCTGGGAATTTGAGTTTGACGTGGCCATTCAGTGCTCGATGCGCTAGATGCCAGCTTGCAAGCGCTTGACAAGACGAATAGAATCAGTCACCCATGACTGATCATCCACAGTAACA